CGTTCGCGCCCGTGCGCGAGTTGATGCCGTAGAACGTAGAAAAGCCGTGCGACGTGCTGTTGCAGTGGCCACCGCAGTAGAAGGACCGTTCACCTGTGCTATTATCAAAATAGCACGTGTATCCTTTGCTTAGTCCATCTACGCTATAAGGCAGAAACCCGAGAGATTGTAGCAATAGCTTCGCATTATCTCCAATGGTTGCGTCACAAACTATACTCCCGAATGTGCAATAATGTTGACCACGTGCCGCGTCTGTTATGGAAGTGGAATACGTCAGCTTGCTGGCAATCCAATCCATCTTTACGCTACCGGTTGTAGTGCCACTATCATCAGGATCTATTAGAGTACCATCTTCTCCCTTGATTGCTTTCCATACAAGACTACTTGCAAGCTGCGAATGTGCACTGTCAGCTCCGTTATTATTTGCAAGTATCTGCAGTTCTCCGGAGAAAGAGCGAATGCCGCCTACCCAATCTCGGACGTTGCCGCCGAGACCTTCGATGCCAGAAGGTGAGTTATCATGATACCATGTTAATGGTCCGGTACCTGCCAATGTTCGATTAGTCTTCCCATCCACAATGTTTGCAGGTATTGCCTTATAACTGGATTCGGATACGTGTTTCCCGAAGTTGTTATTACCCTTCGGGATGAATGTATTGTTTTCGCACCACTGAATCAACAGGCCTCTTTCCATTTGTGTCATCATGTGCCAGCCGGAGCCTTTGGCTGTACATGCAGCCAGCGCGCTATCAAAGTTAATGGTGTTTGCCGGATCCTGTCCGGGGAGCGAATATGCTCTGCCATTCTTAACAATGTTAGGATATTTTGAAATCCAGATTGCATCGACCTCGCTACCGTTAACGATGAAAGCGGGGTGAATGGCAGTGGATTCGCCCATGCCAAGCTGAGCATAAGTCTGCTTCGGAACCTTAACCATGATACTGGGCATGCCCTTGTCGTCGTAGAGAATCTCGTTGCCGGGGCATACGGCCTGTAATGCAAGATTCGATAAATCAAAGTTTGCCATTTATTTTGCCTCCTTTACTCAATTGACCAAAGAGAGAGTGTGACGGTATCCATGCCCAGCGGTACAGGAGTACGCTGCATTTCGTTGTCAATCTCTTCTTCGATGTACTGTCTTTCAGGGATATCAAGCTCGGCGACATATGCGCGTCCAGCTGCAGCCCCGATAACCAGAGCCTTGTCCTCGTCGTAACATATGTCAATGTGTACCGGCCAATCCTGTTCTCTGCTGGCAAGATTGAGCGTCAGGTCATCATTAAAGGTGACCTTTGTTCCGTTGGTTGAATGAGGAATTTTTGTTCCTTCGTTTTTCTCAATAATTATCATACCAGATATCCTCCTATCACTTTATATTTCACCGTTACTGATTTCGCCGAACCTGTGAAACCGATTTTAAAGCCATTGATAAGCTTGTCAGTAACAACTATTTCTCCGACATTGCCGGTCGCAGTCGGCACCTCCACTATGACAAGGTAGTTAAGTGTCTTTCGTGGCTTTACGAGACTAACGGAAACCAAGCTATTGTTAAAGGGGAATGTTTCGGAATTATTAAGTGTTACTGTTCCGACTTCACCTAAAAGCTCAGCTGACAAATCAGCTTCCATGTCGTTGTGCGCCCAGTCTCTCTGTCGTATGAAATTCAGCAGAAGCGCAACTGTTGCATGCGCATCGACAATGCCGTCTTCAATTTTATTGAAACGGATTTGATCCTGCGGTGTACCTTGCTGCATGACAGTGCCGGCCGGCGTAATAGTCCATGTACCGTCACCGTTTTGAACAACGGTAAACCTGTTTGAAGGATCTGTTACATGGTCAAGCCATTTAGTCCAATTGTACATAAACCTAGACCTCCTTCTCTGTGACGGTAAAGTCAAACCAGTAAAGCACGCCAGTCTGCCCCGTCGAAATTGTTATACTGACATCCTGATGCGCCCACAGGTTGCCATCGCTGTTGAATAACTCCACCCTGTTGATAGTTACCGTACCACCTGGGATAATAGAGAGCTGAGCCCTCACAGTACCGTTTGGCAGTATTGTTATATCATTCAGGTTGGTGTTGTAATAAGTCGAACCTACGCGGTACTTTGCGCCAGCAATCCTACGCTTGATATAACCACGAAGATCTGTAAAAGCTGCTGTGTCGAGCATTTAAATCACCTTCCTTTCACATTAAACCGCCGAGAGTGGTACCGCATAACTTTGCGCTGTATGCTACTCCGGCTCCGGCTGCGCCAACATCCAAACCGCTTGTCTCAAGGCCCCCCTGAGTTGCTCTTGCAGGAAATGTTCCACACAGGCGAACTCCGTATAATACATATCCAGTCGTCACACCAATTTCGATGTGTACTCGGCTGCGGTATATCAGAGCATTATCCTGTAGATGCGCCCGGATCGGTTTGTTCATATCAACAGTCCGGATAATTTCTTCTTGAGTAATGGCCACTCTCTGGTGAGTAACATCCAGGAGGATACGATAGAAGTGAGGCAGCCCTCCATAATCAAACCATTCCTCTATTTCGGAGCCGGGGTAGATATCACTCAAGGCTTTTTCTACCGCTCCACGAGTCCCAAGTTTCCTATGCACCTGGAAGCTATCTTTGATCAAAGCTCGTTTAGCTTCTAAGCCGTAGTCGAATCCGTACCAGTCAACCTTGAAGTCATGAGCAAGAATATCAAGAAGATCCTCCGGCAGATTATCAATCTGCGTGTAGATCCTCAGCTTGTCAATTTCTCCTTTCCGCGCAGAAAGGGCATCGGCTATAACTTGTGCCAATGCCTTCATGTTTTCATCGTTCCGGAGAACGTCGGGAAGGGTCCGCATAAGATTGTCGGAGGTAATACCGTGATTAGTCATCTTCATAACCTCCGTTCGTTATTGTAACCACCCCAAGCTCTGCCACCTGAGGCACGGTATTGTCACTGCCATCCCGGAGGGAGGTAAATGCCGGCGCCGACATTTCAATACGCTTGATGCCTGTTTTCATGAGCAAGCTACCGAGGTACGAGGAATTGATGTCCCGACCGAGCTTCGCACTCTGCCATGATATATACTCTGCAACGGTATCGTTCACCCCAGCTTCAATTTCTGCAGCACTCAATGATGTGTTACGCGGGATGTAGTAAGTAAAGGTAATATCATAAGGAACCGTCTCCGGATCATCAACAACAACGTAGTCTGTCATCGGCCGGACATATTCTTCATTGCATGCAGCCAGTACCGCATTCTTTATTTCGTCTCCGGCAATGGATCCGTCTGACATAAGGACATACAAATTAACTTGGCCAGGGCTTGGAGAATTGCCAACGACGTCCGCTATTTCAGTGGATACCTGCTTTGCAAAGTAGAGATAACCTCCTTTTGCTCCGGCGGTACTGTATGCATCCTCACTGGCACGCATCAACTCATAGTATTCATCATCTGTGGCTGTGTTGGCGCCGTCGTCGCTCATGGTGATGTTTTCGCAGTGGTCGTAATAGTTAAACACGTCCACCAGTGTATTGATCTGTCCAGGCGCGTAGCCGTTCCCTATGATACCTACGGTCTGGCATTGCACCATTACTTCAACAAAAGTATCACCAATAGGTATATAGACATCGGCTGTCGTTTCCCAGACTAAGGTGTTATTCTTATCTGTTACTCTTGTTCCTTTCGGCACCAGAATGGCGCTTGCCTGTGCCTCCGAGATATGGAAACGGACTGTACAAATGGCAGCCTGAGCTGCCGGTCTTGTCTTATCATAAAACAGTTCTCCAAGGGCATCGAGGTCGGTACCTTCTGCCCGGCTGGGGATGTTCTGATTCCCTGTGTAGTTGTTCATTACGCGCTCTTGTATAATCACATCTGTTATCCACTGTATGAACAATCGCTCCGGACTGGCCGGGTGTACCGTAAGCCCCACGATTTTTTCATAGGCAGAAATAAGCTGTGACACGAGCGCGTTCGTATCTGTACTGATAAACTGATATTCTTTGTTCCTAGGCATCTGTTATTTCCACCTCCACTGTAGCAATGAGTTTGCCCGGCGAATCATCCTCAAAGGTAATGTTAAGGACGTTAGCCCGCGGCTCATACTCTGTAATCGCGTCTTTGATCTCTGCAATCAGCAGCGGCCTTGCCACCGACATAGGCTTATCTATGAACTGCATGGGCAGGCCGAAATCACGATAGAGCGGAACAGAGAGCTGACGCGTCGACAGAATGATAGCAATGTTTTGTAGGACAGCTCTCACGGGGTCGCTCTCATTGAGCGTGATGCTGCCCAGGTTTTTCGAACTGACCGTATAGCTCATAGCGTCACCTCACGATTTCAGATATTCAAGCAAGTTGATAGAAACCGACACGCTGGTCACATTTCCTCGCTTGTCATAAGTCTTCATTTTGATTTTGTGGCTCTTAATCGTCCACTTATATTTTCCGTATGCCTTTTCTCCGACAACAAAGGTGAGGGGCTTACCGCTTCGCTCATATGTCCATATCTTGACAAGCTCCGTCATGGGATCAACGCCGAGATATGCGGAAATCTCCATATCAAAAGACATGGTGTCGGGATCTATCCCGGTAAACTCCGTAAGTGTATTTGTCAAATGGCGATTGTGCTCGCTGTATCTGGCTGAGCCTGACCACTGCAAGTTGTCAAAGGTTTTTATAACCTTCGATGATACCTGAAAGACTATATCTCCTAATACTCCAACCTGCATTAAATCACCCCCAGGATAAAGCCATCGCCGTTAAATACGGGAAGGTAGAGCACCAGCACCGTATCATTTACTTTAGGCAGCCAGTAAGTAACGTTTGAAACATGGTCATGCTCGCCGGCTAATTCAGCCGTACCGCCTCCGGAAATAGAGTGCGAGTGTTTACCATCAGACTTGATGTAAACGCCCGCTCCGGGGTGTTGCAACACGCTGAGCCAGCCTGAAACCATGTCCTTATCCTTGTACATCACTCGTGCGGTTCGTTTAGCGGGATCGATGGAGCTGACCGTTCCGATCCGCACAAGGTTATTCAAAATGTTTTCCATCAGTATCCCTCCAATACATGACGCAATCTCAGCTGCGTAGAATACCCGGATTTGCCAATGGAGTGCTTGGCCTGATTAACGATGTATTTTCCATCCCAGGCTCCCCAGCCTGTTAGCATCACCGTAACTCCTGCCAAAAAATCAGGGTTGCCGGGAAGAGTAAAGATTGCTGTGTACTCATATTTGTTTTTCAGGCGCAGCAGTTTTCTTGCCAGCGTCTGAGCTTCTCCGATGCTATTAACCTTTGCGGTAATCTCCAGGCATTGGTTGTTCTTGTCTTTCGGATCGTAGTCCTCAGCATAGGCAGTAGGCTGTATAATCTCCTTGCTTACCGGATCGATGTAGCTCACCCTGCAGCTGGCATATTCCTTGTCAGCGGATCCTGTTCTTAGTCGGTACTTTGTGTAAGTTCCGGACCCTTTCTTTATGGTGAACACTGCCGGCTTTGCTTCATAAGCCGCCTGGTCAAAGAGGACGATAATCTTATTCGTTGCCTTGAGTGATATCCCGGCATTATGGCAGAGCAGCTTCAGGAATGCAATGTCGCTCATGGTGATTTGCTCTACCCTCGCATAGTAGGGATCAACTGCAGATTCATACATACAGGTCATGCCGTTACGTGCCGCAATCTCATTTGCAATCTGCTTTAATGTGTAGTTCTCCCATGCTTTGCTCTTTTTTGTCTGCCGGATCTGATTACTGTATGGCAGTGATGTTCCCTTAATAGTGATAGTGGCCGGAGGACCATCGGCATCTATGCTGTCCAGCTCGAATTGTCCGCAGTCCAGAACTTTGTCTTTCCCATCGCCAACCCAGTTTTGCCGGACAAATAATGCTTGAATGCTCAAACCTTTTATACCTGAGCTGCCCGAGCTTCCTCCGGTGGCTGTGGCTTTTGTCACCTGGTCGATACCAAACCAGCCGAGTGATCCAACGTGAATAGGATAGGGCACTCCGCCTTTAATGTTTAGCCGTGTAATGGTACCGCTGTAATTGGTAATAGCAGCTCCGGGAGTTCCGCTTCCATAGCTTGAATACTGAGGTCGGCCGTTGGCGATTACCGCATCACCGACAACCCAGTCTCCGGAATTACCTCCGTGGTCGACAATGGCGAGGTACGCTTCGCTGACATATGCAGTTTTCCCGCTGTAAGTAATCGTCGCCCAGCCGTTTGATGTTGCGGAGACAGTAACTTCCGTTCCGTATGCAAGCGCACCAAGTTTAGAATTACCTGTACCTGGACCACTTCGCACATTAAGACCGCTTTTGGCAGTCACCTTATAAACGGATCCTGTTGATGAAGCGGAGGGAGGACCGGACGCTGCAGCCTGAATTGCTGCATTAAGCCATTTGGTTAGCCATACATCATCGCGATCCTCAATATTTATCTGCAGGTCATCAGTCTCGTTTTCCTCTTCATCGGTAAAGGTTATAGATAAAAGATATTTACGCAGGGAAACGGAGATATCCACTCCATCAAAGTAGACCTCCGCGTCCGTACGTCTTGATAAGTCTTTGTCGCTCATCCGCTCACCTGCTTCCATGGAGGCAGATTAGCAACTGAGCTTTCCTCAATTGTGACATCAGGCAGCACAAGCGTTATACCGGCCGGAAATATGTAATAATCCCGGTGAACGGTATTGAGATTCATTAACTTGTCAGTATGGGCTACATCGCCCAGCTGAGAGTGAGCTATGCTATCCCACATATCGCCCTGCGCCGTTATATATGTTCTGCTCATGCGTAAGCCCTCCTTGCTGCATCTATTCCAGCCTCTTCAAGTATGTCAAGAACTTTATCCTTGAGATCTTCGGTCGCATCTCTCAGTACAGCTGCAATATCCGGCGCGGTACTTCCTCCGGAGAAGTTATAAACAGGAGAGACAGTGAGTTGGACAGGAGTGCCATTCCCGCCGGTCTTTGCAGACACCGCTTCTGTTGAAATAGCATTAACTCCGGCGTTGGCGGTTTCGGCCATGGCAACCTTGACATCAGGCTCCATAGCTTCAGTAGCTTTTATATATCCGCTCCATGCCATCTCGGCACGATTCCACATGACTCGGGAAGGACTACGGATTTGTAGCTTGGCGTCAATGGCATCAATACCGGCCTGCGCAATTCGTGCATAAGCCTTCTCCACGTCCGGTAACATTCCCTCAGCGCCTCTGATAAATCCTTCCATAGTGCTTTTTGCGCTCTTGGCCGCTTCCTCGTCAAGGTTCATTCCTTCGACTGCAGTTTCAAGCTCAAGCTGCAGGGCATCCATAGAATTAGCAAAGTCTGTTTCCAGCTCTGCAAGGCTTCCGGCAACGGTTTCCTGTTCTTTCATTAGTTTCTGCCAGTTGGTAACCATTGCAGCCAGCTCCGTATCGGTAGCACTGGCCATGCCTGCGATAGCATTCACGCTGCCCTCGCTGCCATCGGCAAAGCTGGCAATCATATCAGAAAGTCCTTCAATGTCTGCAGTTCTATCCGACAGGTTTGCAAGGTTCGTGTTGTAATTCTTCCAGTATTCAGCCTGGCTTTCTAAAGCTTTGTTTATAGTGGCGGCGCTTGTTGCAACAACATCAGCGGCTTCATCCCATAGGCTGTATTGTCCGGACACGCTGTCGAGTGCAGCCTTGTATGCCTCTTCGTAGGCTATAGCCAATTCAGCCATTTCCTCTTTGATGGAGGATATAACTTCCTGCATGTTTTCGCCAGATGCAGCTGCTTCTTCTTGAGCTTTTTGGTATATCCGGAATGATTCCTCAAGCTCCGCTATTTCCGCAGCATTTTCTGCATATGCGGCAGACGTTTCATCAAGAGTAGTGTTATAAAGGTCGAGTTGCTCCCGGGCGGCATCTAGTGCTTTACCCTCAGTTCTTGTACCAAAGACCATTCCCCAGCCGGTGGTGTCATACTTATAAAGTTCGACTGCGGCAGACCATGCCTTGTATGCAATATCGTATTCTTCCTGTGCAATCTTGGAGTTGTACTCAGCCGCTTCTTTTGCACTTTCGAGAGAACCTTGTTTGCCAACGCGATCTATGTAGTCGCTCCATTGTTCCTCTAAAAGCAGTTGAGCAGCTTGAGCCTCTGCAATCGCATACAGAGAATCAATGAATCCTCCGGAGGAATTGACCACATCATCATAATTTAGTGCCAGCTCCGGCACCTGCTCATTAAGAGCTTCGATAATGGAGAGGATAGCCTGTTGGTTTACTGCAGCACCATCAGTTGTAGAGGTAAGTTCCTCCAGCTTAGCAATCAATGCCAGGGTACTGCGCTGTTCCTTTTCGATTTCCTCATATGCTGCGGAATGAGAGGAAGTCATTTCTTCATAACTGCCCATCAGGTCTTCATGGGCTGCTTTGTATTCTTCAAGAGTTTGTCTTCCGGATTCATATTCATCCGTCAGATCTTCAATTTTCCATCGGAGTGATTGTGCTTCGTAGGAAGTATCTCCATAGACCTCAACGGTTCTTTCATACTCTTCATTGAGCTCCTGTAGTTGGTAATACTGTTTACGCGCCGCCGCCGTTAGTTCCCATGCTTCATCTGTTCCGTCTTTGCTTGCTTCCGTTAGAGCTACGATTACAGCTGACAAAGCAGCTACACCAGCAACGACAGCCATTATTATATTGAGGCCTGGTATTGCAGCGGTGAAAGCAGCCGATACAACGGTTGCAATTTTCGTTACGGCAACATAGGCAGTTATTCCACCTACAGCCAGACCCATTACTCCAACAAAAGCAGTAACAGCCTTAACCAGTGTAGGATTCTTCTGAATGAAGTCCGTTACACCTCCCAGAACATCGGTCATTAAATCATAGGACTCCCCAAGCGCCGGATTCAATGCGTCGCCTATAGCAATTTTTAGATTGTTATAAGAGTTCTGCATCATCGTCAAGCGGCTTTCAGTAGTGCCGTACCTTAGGTTGGCTTCTTTTATAAGAGCGGTATTTTCAGCCCAGCCCCGATTTGATGTTGCCAGCGTGCGGTTCAATAAGTCTCCTGAGTTTGAAAGAGAGAGGATCATGCGCTGCATGCGCGTCTCTGTTATCCCCAGCTCTGTGAGTGCGACTGTGGCACTCTTACCGTTTCGTTCTGTGTCACTAAGACCCAGCACGAAAGACTGTAATGCTGTAACGGCATCATCGCCCCAGGCTTTTGCGAATTCATCTGCTGACATATTGGCTATGGTAGCAAATTCGTTGAGGTTATCCCCAGTTTCCACAGCCGTCATAAGCTCGGATATCAACTTGCTCATGGAAGTGGACCCGGCCTGTGTTTCGATACCCAGTGAAGTTACCGCAGCTGATAGTCCTAACATATCAGCCTCAGACATTCCGGCAAGTGAAGCACTGGCCGCTA